TGCATTGAGTGCGGATGTGTTCGATGCGATCGCATCCGCCGCGCCGTAGATGCCTCCCGCACCCACCGCCGCACCGCCCGCGCCCATGCCGCCCGCGGAACCTGTGACGACGATCTCGGGAATAGCTGAGGCTGCAACCCCACCGGCACCAGCGGCAGTTCCCGCGCCAGCAGCACCTGCAGCGCTTCCAATGCCAGCACCGCCAGCCGTGCCCGCTGCACTGCCTGCCGCGCCAGATCCAGCCGCACCGCCCGCGCTACCAGCCGCCGCGCCACCGCCCGCTCCACCGGCTGCACCCACCGCCGCCGCACCGCCAGCAGCAAGCAAGATGCCTGCGCCGATGATGCCGAGTGGGCCAAGCCCTGAACTTTCAGCTAAAGATTCGTTGCGGTTGTTGTGCGTGGTCTGCCACGTATGAAGGTTTTGATAGTCCTGAAGCTGTTGCGCGGTCGCATTCGGATTGAGCGCGCCGTAGACACCGGGCGAGGTGTACCCCAGCCCTGCGACGTGTTGCTGTCGTGGATCATTGCGAAGGAATGCTTCCGCCTCTGCTTGCGTCGCAGTCGGCGACAGTCCACCGATGTACATGCGCGAGCCGCCGATCGTTCCAGACCAGCCCGTGCTAGGTTGTGCAGCGACAGGAGCGGAGTTCGCCGCTCGAGACGTTGCCTCGTCGACATACGGATCAGTGGAGCCGCCGAGCAGGCCAGTCGGCGCTCGGTAGTAGCCGGTTTGTGGCATATCAGCCGCCGTACCCGAGTAAGCCGCCAGCAAGCGCACCCCAACCGCCGTACCCGCCGAGCTGATCGCCTAGCTGGTAGCCTGCGAGCGCACCACCGAGCGCGCCTGCGCCTTGATTGCGATAGATAGGAGAGGTGGAGCTCGAAGTGCTTCCTGGAGCGCCTTGGATGCGCGCCAGGTATTGATCTAATGCAACTCCAGGCGCGTTCTGGCTGAAGTCGAAGCGTGCGGCTTGATCTTCGTACTGCCGGCCCGTCAGATCCTCGCGAAGTCCGCCAACACCTAAGAGGCGATCCTGATCCGCGTAGCCGAGGTTGTGAACATCCGGCGCCATGCCGAGAACGCTCGCTTGGATCCCGCGTTGGTTGCTCAAGTCCGACAGCATGCGGTTGCGCTCGCCCTCGTACGCACCGCCATAGATTCCCGTGGCAAGGTGACTCAGGTCGATCTCAGCGACAGGCTTGCCTGCGCCGATGTTGCGACCAGCGCCAGCGAAGTTTGACTGGATGTTGTTGATGACTGGGTTCGCAGCCTGCTGGAACATCGCATCAAGGTGAGGATTCGTCGCCGCGCCGAACTGGCTCGTAACTGGGTTGTTAAGAACGCCCGTCGCGTAGTTCGATGCCGCACCATTGATCGGGGATCCTGCTTGAGCGCGTGAGGTGATGGCATCCAGTGCCGAGTTCGTCTCATTCGAGAACGGAACGACCGTCGGCCCACCGTAGTACTGCTGCGGTCCCTGGTTGTAGATGCCCTGAGCACCTTGCAGCGCCTGATTAATGTACGGCTGCACATACGACGCAGGGCCGCTCGTATTCGTCACCGTCTGATTGTTTGGAACACCGCCCCAAATTGCCATCATTTCACCTGTAAAAGTTAGACCTGATCGCCGGGCTCGGCATCAAATTCCAATGCAATGACACGATCGAAACCGCCCGCGACCGTGAGGCGCGCAGATATGAATCGACCTTGTGTCCTGAAGTCGCACACGCCTGTTCGGGTGGTGCGCGATGAAGCAGTACCGAAGACGCGGCCTGCGTTGTCCTGTGTGTCGCGAGTTGACAGCGCAACCGTGACGGATGAGGGGTTGCCGGTGAGCAAGGGACGGACGCCACGAATGAACATGCGCCCCATCGGGTTGGAATCCTGCTCGCCGGTTTCAAAGACTGCAGTCAGAGAGGCGCCGCTGAATACGCCCAGTTCATCCTCACTGAATCCCATGATTCGAGGGATACCGCCCTGCCATGCTGCTGAGTCGAGCGATAAGCCGATGTCGTCTAGGCTTGCGTAGAGGTCGTCTAGGTCGTCTAAGGTCACACCCTCAGAGAAGCCCTGAAAGATCAGTTGCGAGGCTTGCGAAGCCCAGGCAAAGCGATTACGCGTGATGCTGTAGATGAGGATCGTATCGGGTGCAGTACTGAGTGTTGGGAACAGCCAGTAGATGCACTTGTTATCCCAGTCCACACCAGAGGACACGTTATCGAGTGCGCTTTGATTCAAGCGATCGAGCAGCCAGCGGTTTACTTTCCCTTCGCCAATCGGCAGAACGCTCTGGCCATCCGTTCCATAGATCCCATCGTGGGACCAGAAATAAGAGAGGTTGCCGAATTGGATATGCGATCGCGGCGCCCAGCAGCCTCGTGAGCGCTCGAAGTTGTCGATCTGAAAGACAACCTGACCGCCGACGTACGTGAAGCGGGTAACAGCGCGCTTCTGGAACACCAAGCCCCAGAACTGTCCGCCTGCGATGGCCGTAACAGCACCGGCTTCTGCTTGCAGGTACTGCTCACCCGCCTGTGCGGCGAGTGCCGCAGACGTTCCCGGCGTGGGCCAGCTCGTTGGATCATCGATCTCGCACCACTGCACCAGATGCGGAACCGCACCCGAGCCTTGATCCAAGTCACCGAGCATGACAAAGCGATTGATGACGCCGATCTGGCGCGCATTCGGTGCGCCAGTGACGGCTGCGAAATCCGCCGCGGCGCCGATCGTCTTGTATCTCGGGTCGTCGCTGTAGTTCGTCGCAAAAACGTAGTTATCGAACTGCGCGAACTGCCAGGAGGAGCCCGTGTAGACCGCATCAGAGCGATCTGTCCATGCGGTTCCTACGCGCTCGTACAAACCGACACCAGTGCCGGCGTATATCTCGGGCTCCCCTGACGTATCGACCGCCGCAAACGCGCCTACGGGGTCTTCCGTGAGCGCATCGCCCGAGGTTGAGAGCGTGGCGAAGTCGGTATACGCGCCATCGACGGGGATACAGTTCTTCGCTTCGACTAAACCTGTATTGGCGAGCTCGGGAATATCAGGAAGCCACTCACCGAGTGGCGTTCGAGCGTCAGCGGTGAGCATTACGCCAAAACTTCCTGAACAGGCGAGCCTGAAACGTCCTCATCCTTGTTCATCGCGCGATAACTCGACACAGCGCGGTCATAGAACGACTGCCACACGCCGATACGCTTGTCATTCATCACAAATGGCTGCGCGTGGACCAGTGCGCCGAATAAAATGACATCCGGGCAGTTCACAATCATCCAATGTGCCGCCGCATCGCTTGCAAAGTCGCGCAAACGCGTTGGGCGAGCGTAATAGACGCCTTTCACGAGGTAGTCGGAGTCGGGAGTCGGCCCAAAGACGAAGTTTTCACCGTCGCGAGCGATCCAACGCGGTATTCCTGTCTCTCCACCGCGGGGATAGGCGCCATAAAGCTGATTGAGTGACACGCGATCGAGGCGTGAGGACGGCGAACCGCTGATGTAGACGTATTTCAGCCCCAGGTAATCACTCAGATTCGAGACGGGAATGACACCGCCACTGATGAGCGTGTCGGAGGGGTTGAATTCCGCCTCCATCCAGCGGCCCCAGTTGCGCGGCTCACGCACAAAGTCGTCTTCCCAGCTCTGAATAAAGTTGGGAATGAACGTCGAGAGATCACCGCGCGCGAGATATTCCCCCACTGCGGTTTGCAGCGTGGTGTAGCCGTCAATGATGGCCATTAGATATGCCTGCTACGCTGCCCGATGCGACCGGGAATCGTCTTGAGGTAGGACCACTCGGCGCTATCCAGCTTCTTCCTCAGTTCCTTCTCGGATACCTGAAAGAAGTTGAAGCCTTCCTTCATCCATTGCTCGATGACGATGTTGGGGATCTCAGCGACCTGGCGCCGCAGAGCATTGTGAGAGCGCCGCCAGCCACCCACCTGACTGGCTTGCATGCGTTTGTTGTGGTCTAGGATGGGTTCCACGTTCTGCGAGCGCTTTACGACCAGCTTGCCGCCCTCTTGACCCTTCAGAGCAGTCTTGATGTCGGTAGACAGGTCGATCATCGCGACATCTCGGCAACGCTGAGAACGCCGCCTGCGGTGTCTTGTACGACCGCCACCACCTGACCAGGCGTGACATGGAAGTACTCGACCACGTTGGCAGGCAGATACGCGCTACCGTCAGCCGCAGATGCCGTTGCCCCCGTTGCACCAAAGGTGATCCAGCAGTTAGTCGTGGAAACCAGGCGCACATCATGGCAGTACGCCGTGATTGCCTCTGACTCCGCCGAGGTGCCGCTGACCGTTACAACGTCGGAGACGCCAGTGAACCGAAGCGTGCTGTCAAGTGTGCGCATGGGGTTAACCGCTGAAGGTGACAGTGACCGGGCAACCCGCCGCACCCGTGGAGGTGCCTGCAGATGTCACGGTGATCCGATCGCCCGTCGCAACAGGGACGAAGAACTCCGCCGAGTCGTAATCGCCCGCAGCCGAACTGGCCTGCGCGATCGTGATTGTCGGGGCGAGGTTTGAGCCGTTCTTCGCGACGGTGATCGTCTCGTCGGCGGCGGAAATGGCAGCATCGAGAACCGTCTCGACTTTGCGTAAGTAACCCGCTCGAGGGACGACGAAGCTCAGCGTTTCTGCTGTCGCAACGTCGGCAAACTCAGCGGCCAAGTGATACCAATTGGCTGGAAGTGGCATATTCAATAGCTCCAAAAAGAAAGGGCCTCCGAAGAGGCCCCGTCAAGTGCCGAGTGAGGATGGATTAAGAGGTCGTGACGTCGCGGATGATCGCGTGAGCATTCGGGTTGCTCATCTCGAGCGCCCACTCCACTTCGATCTGCTTGCGCAGGCTCGAGCCAGTGACCGCCAGATCCCACGTATCGAACGCACGCAGGTAAGCGAGCTTCATGTACTCGGGATCGATCAGCACCGCGTTACGCGATACACCGAAGCGATCAGCCACAACCTTCAGGGTGTTGAAGTCGTCTTCATACACGCTGACGCTGTTGATGAGCTTCTTGCCGCTCGCATCGCTGTTACGGGTCTGGTTGCCCGCGAAGCCAGAGATGACGCCCTTGTTGAACGTGCCAACCACCAGCAACGTTGGCGAGCCGCCATCGTCGTAAGCAAGGCGCGAGGCTTCGAGCAAATGACCTTCCGTCAATGCGCGCTGCGTGCCGTTCGTCGCTGTATCCGTGCCATCGCCAGTCGGGCTCGCACCCACCGCAACCGAGTTCAGGAGCCAGGTCGGAATACCGGCAGTCTTACGAGCCGTGGAGTCATCGCCTGCCACCTTTGCGGTGTTGGCATTGATCATCACTTCCATGTCGCGCTTGATCTCGGCCATCTTGTAGCCGACTTCCTCAGCCAAGGCATCTTGCATGCCGACTTTATCGACAGCCTGTTGAGTCTTGGTGACGCCTGCGACCTTGTTAGAGATGGCAGTGCGGTTGTTGAGGCGAGTCTTGGCAACCGCCGCATCGATCTCGGCGTCGTCGCCTTCGATCTTCTCGTTGGCGGCAGCAGTGGCGAGAGCGTGAGTCGTCCACTCGTGAAGCACCGCAGTGGCCTTCGTGCGCGGGAGCGCAGTCAGAACCGGCGTGTCAGTCGGGGAGATGTCGTAGACCGTGTTGACGAGGTCTTCACGGTTGCCTTTGCCCACACCGGAGGTGCCGGATGCGTCATAGACACTGTAAACGTCTGTTGGTTGTCCCATGATAATTACCTAAATAGAAAGTGTTTGAGTGCCGCGCCTGCTTGGCTTGGCTTACCGCCGGACTTCTGCAGTCGATCGCGTGCCTGCGTGGTTTGCAGGTTGGATGTCGCGGCTCTGGACTGCTGCGTACCGGGCTTCAATAACTTGGGCGCCTGCTTCACCTTGTTGGTGAGCGTGGGCTTGGCCTTCTGTAGCTGTTGATACTTGAAGGCATCGCGGGCCATCAGAAGCTTGCGATGGTCAACCTCTTTCCCGAACTCCTCCGGACT